AAGAATCATTGTGATCTATACCAAAACTATACCACAGCTTGCTATACCTTTTTTATACCACAGCTTATTAGCCTGTAAAAATAAGGGTAATTTACCAATTGATTATGCTTGTAACAATGTTAGCGGTATAGTATAACACTATTATAACTTAATAAATATAGGAGAGAAAAATGAAAAAAAAATGGGCTATCATGGGTTATAGTTTAAATAGAAAAGATTTGTTAAATTATGATTCAAATAACTTACCATACAGTAAAACTTTATCGGATTTATTAAATAACGATTTATATAAAGATCCAGTTGAAGATAAAAAATTTCGTTATTTAAAACCGCTACAAACTCATATTATATCTGAAAATTATGAGGATTTAGATTTTACGCAAAAAGATGAAGTTTTAAAATGGGCTAAAGAAAATAGTAAATTGTGTAATTATTTTGCGATTAATGAAATTAAAAATGATGATTGGTTTTTTAATTTTAATTCACAATTTTACTCAGGTGCTAGTTATACTAATGAATACAATGGAGAAAAAGTTAAAGAGAAACTTCCAATTGATGAGCTAGAGGAATGTCAAAAAGAAAATGAGTTAAACTATTATGGAGGGAGAGCATAATGACTACTTGTAATGAATGTGGAGCTGATGTGATTTATCCTAATGATGCTTTTGATGTTATTTCAAAATGCTCAAATGAAGATTGCAAAACTAATCACAAAAAAAAACCTAAGAGAAAAAAAACTGCTTATCAACAACAACTTGAATCTGATCCTTTTTTTCTTGGTGAGCAAAGAATGTTACTTGATAAGCAAATGAATGGGGAGGAAGTATGAGTCTATCAATCAGATCAGTAAGTAAAAAAGTTAATGGTAAAACAAAAAGGTTATGGCGTTGGGCATACTTTGGTGTAGATGGTAAGCCTAAATTTATAACTGGTAAAACTAAAAGTGTTGTAGAAGTTCTAGCTAAAAAGAAAGTAGATGAGATAGGTTTAGAAAAAACATCATCATCGCAAATCTTTTTATCTGAAGCTTGGCAGCAATACTACAGAAGTCTTAACCAAAGAAAGCTAGACTTTAACGATGGTAAAAATGTTAAGGCTATTAGTCAGAACACAATAGATGAATACACTAGCCAATACCTAAATCACATCATTGCTAAGCTAGGTAATATTGATTTAAGATTATTAACCGACTCTGTGCTTAATGATTTTGTATCGTACCTGGTCAATAATACTAATTTAGATAATGGTACTAGAAGAAAAATCTTTAATGTTTTAACTAACATTGTGCAGCACCAGGTCAATCCACCACAATCTAAATTGGCTAAAAACGTATGTAAGGACAAGGACTACATGGTTTCTGTGCAAGTAGTTAGAAGTAAAAAGAAGCCTGTAATAGACTTTAATACCTGGTCATTAGATATGGTGTCTAATCTTGTTAGCGATATTAGTAATACTCAGGTTCAATTGATTACTGAGATCATGCTGCAAACTGCTTGCAGACCCAGTGAGGCCAGAGCTTTAAATAGAAATAGTTTTAAGTTTCATTTAAACATACCTACTATTCTATTTGATAAGGCAGTTAAAAAAGGCAAAGTAATTGGTGGCACTAAAACTGATAGCGGTGTTAGAACTCTTACTATTTCTACTAGCCTAAAAGATAAGATCCAGGATTACATGAATAATATGCCTGTAGACCAGGATTACTTGTTTCTTAATAGTAGGGGTAATTTTATATGCATAGAACAGCTTATTAGCCACCTGGACAAGGCTCTAGCTAAGAATGGGGTAGAACTACCTATAAAAAGAAAATCGTACTTCTTTAGGCACTATATGGCTACCTACTGGGCATATACCAAAAAGCATAAAGGTAATGCTTTAGACTTGGCTAGGGATCTTGGTGATAAGGATATTAACTTTGTTAATGAGAATTATATTAAGCCATTTAAACAAAACGATAATTCTGTTGAAGATTTAGATTATCAAAACAAACATTTTAATTAAAAATAATATGATTGGAAAAAATAATTTAAAAAATGTTGAGATTATTTATGTTGAATCAAATGGTTTTAAACCTTTATACAAAATAACAAATTTATATTTGTTAGAAAAATTTAGAAAAGCAAATGTTATGACTAAAAAAGATATGGCTAATATTTTAGATATAGGTTTAAGAAGTTATGAAAAAATTACCTATGGTAAAAAGATAGGCACAAAATGTGCAAAAAAAATAAAAGATTTTTTAAATGGAGAACAATAATTACTTATACCAATATTTATCGTAGTTCTCTTTATCATAGGGAACTACTTTAAATTCAATTTTTCGTTTTTTATTTTTTTCCATAAATTCATTAGCTTCCTTTTCAGTTGCAAACAATTTATTAGTAAAGCTAGTAAATTTATCTTTTGGTTTCCAAATAACGAAGTACATAAAAAAAAGGGGGAGATTTCTCTCCCCCTCATCACAACAAATAAATATAAGAGCATGAGATCAACTCTTATAGTTTCACATTTTTAATGACACTTACTTGATGTATTATCCCCAAACTCATTTAAAGAGGGAGCTATTGGGTTATTAGTGAGAGAAGTGTCTTGCCTCATTAATTCTATTGCTTCATGTAAGAAGTAAGCTAATGGCTTTTTAAAGAAAGCACATATTAAAAGTAGTTTATCTGTACTAACTAAATTTTTACCTTTCTCATATTTTTGTACTTGCTGAAAAGTAACGCCAATATTTTTAGCTAACTTAGTTTGTGTGCATAATTTTTTAATTGGTTTCTTTAAAACCATTTGAGTTTCTTTATCAAATTGATCTACTAATATTTCATAATTTAATCTTGCCTCTTTAATTTTTTTACCAATACATTTACTAACCAAAATTTGAAAATCTGATTTGGTATTATTGTTTGACATCTTTCTCTCCTTAATTTTTACAGACTCCAAGCCTATAGTTTTTTTACAACTTTTAAGTACATCAGTTATTAAGGCGAATACATGAACTTGGCGTCTTCATTTTCTACCAAGCATATCTGCCTAAAAGTCTTAACATATTTTTTGAACGCTACGCTTGAATGAACACACTGTCTTGGTTTGCCAGACTTAGCTGGTTTCATAATCTCAGCATGATATTTTTCAAGTTTTTGGTAACGTCTTGTAAGACTATTACTTTTACTTAAAGCCATCCTTAGACTCCTCATCTTTGGTTAATTTAATTCTTGATTTATCAAATTTTAAATCAAGAACAGTAACCTTAGCATTATCGCTAGGGTTATTTGATTTTGCAGCTATTTCTGCATTGTCAAATTCTTCATCAATTCTAAAGTTTGCTTCATAAAAACTTTCTTTTAAAACTTTAGTCATTTTCTGAACTCCATTGTTGAGTAACTTTTATTAACTTTTAATGTTGGAATTAATTTTATTTGCTTATCTGATAAGGCAATATTTCTATGTGCCTGATTGCTTTTGCTAATCAAATTTAACTTACGAAACTCTGCAATCAAAGCACCAGCTCTTGCTCTAGTAAATTGAAATTTTTCACCAATCTCTTTATAGGTTGGAGCATAGTCATAAGTTTCTATGAAGTGCTTGATAAAGTTCAGCACATCCTTTTTAATTTGGCTAAGGTAAATATGACCATTGCCATTACCATTTCTAATCTTCATTTATTATCCTCAAATAAATTAGTCACATTTGTTGTATTGCTTCGTAAGTCATTGCCATCAGTTGCAAGACTTTTTAAATAGTTAATTAACTTCTGGTTAAACCAATTAGATTTTTCTAAATCCATAATTGCTTTCTCTAGTGTTTGCCCTCCTTTAGCACCAAACCTAGATAAGTATTTCATTGCTGATCCTCTCAAAAAGCCGATGTTTTCTTCTGGAGTCATTTGACTCATAATAGCATCGCAAGTTTGTATTGCTTTTTGATAGTGAGGAGGGTTTTTACTTTCCATGTTAATCTTTCTTTATTGGATCGTTTAACTTAATTGATATGTCAGGTTGCCCAGCTTTTGCTGGATCAGTACCTTTTTCAGTATTAAGCCAGGCCGAAGCATTTTTTTTAACACCATTTAAAGTTACGTTACCAGTGTAGTGTGGATATTTTTTACCTGGTTCATCTTTTGGAGTTGCTTGTCTTTTCCATAAAGCACCAGAATTATCATAGTTATTATCTGCCATTTGTACCTCTTGTTTGTATTTGTGATTTTAGTTTGTTGTATTCTGTATCAACTCTTAACTGTTCAATTGGATCAGTTGCTATTAAATGCAAATCATCTTTGTATTCTTCTCTAATAGGAGTTAGATTTTTTTCAAAATATAATTGTGATTTAGAATGTTTAGCCACAGATTGCATTTGATTAATCCAATCAGTAGCAGCAGTATTTGTAGATTTAGTATTTTGTTTAATTGAAGTTGGACTTTTAATTGTTACTTTAGTTTTAGGATTATATCCATCTTCATTATCTAATCCTGTTTCTAAATTTAGTGCATTTAAAAAAGCGTACTTCCTAGAATATGACATGGCTTTACCAGTTCCATATTTATCTGTTTCACCAAATGCTGAACAACCTTGTATTACAATTTGTTCTTTTGTTTCTGTGTCATGTATTGTCATCTCACATTTAACAAAAACATTTTTATCTGAAATAATATTTTCGTAGTTACAAACAGGATATAATTTAAATTCATGCAAAGCTTTCATTGCAACTTTCTGTACTTCATCATGGAGTAAAGCATTAAAAGGCATCCCACCTTTTCTAGGTGCTTTAATTACTTTATCAGCAGATTGGCTAGCCTTACTTAATTTATCATATATATTTGACATCATTTTCTCTCCCTTAGTTTGTCTAGTTCTTTTTGTAAGTTTCCATTTAATTGTTTGTGATCTTGTTCTATTTCTCTAACGTCTTTTAATTCTTTGGTAAGCCTGGTGATTTCATTTTCTTGTTTAAGCAGCAAAGCATTTTTATCTACTAGCTTTTGTATTAGCTGATCTTTTGGCAATGAATCGTAGTGTGCAATTAATGTTTTAAAGTTCATAATAACTCCTAAATCTTTTTATGATGTCAGGATCTAAACCTTTCCACCAAAAACCATCTTTCCTAATTTCAGATAAATCAGGTTTGCAAAGTAAAGCTAAAACTTTTGTGTCACCATCCGCTAATTTTAATTTTTGTTCCCAACACTTTTGGTACAACACTAATTCTTCGTAGTAATATTGTAAGCTCTCAGGTCTAAGTTCTACACAGTTGCTAGGTGTAAAAACAACTCTATCGCTATCACTAGCATAGGTCAGGCATGGTTTTAGTTTTGGCAGCTCTTTGCTGTATAAGGCAACTTGCATACAATCTGAGTGGTATGGAACTTGAGGACACTTTCTTTTTGAATAGCTAAAACCTTTTTTAGTTTTAGTTAGTGTGCCAAACACATTTTTAATATCAAAAAATTCTGTTTGCCCAACCAAATCAACATACATTAAAAAATAAGTGCTTATACCATTTGCCCAGTGTGTGTATTCTAATTCATCTTTCCAGGTTTGTTTTCCTACTTCAGCAATATTTTCTAAATGGTTATTAACTAAGCTTTCCATGTTATCTATGATGTGGCCAAACTTAATGTCATCTTTTTCATCAATGCTTTTGTAGTTATTTATTTTTTCTTGCACAGAATCTAGTGCTTGTTCGTAAGTTAAATTCTTACATAATATTTTTTGAATTATTTCATGTGCAATCGTACCGCCAGTAAAAGAACAGTTGCTTGGTAGGTTAGCTTTTTCTTTTGGGGTAAGTACAATGTAATTTCTGAATCTTATATCGTCAGGAATTGTGTTTTGGCTTTTTGATGTATGTGCCAAATTAAATTTTTTATAGCAATCTCCTAAAATTTTAGGGTGATTCGTCATATAAATAACTTATAATGTTATTATATGATAATTGCAACAGTATTATAAATTATCTATAACACCCATTGATTGTTGTTGGGATAGCTTGCTGCCATAAATTTTGCAGCTGCATCAACTTGAATATTTTGAGCCATAACAGATATTGTTTGGTCGGTAATTGTAGATTTATCAACCACATCATAATTACCATTAGATAAAGGTATTAAATATCCAACAAATAATTTTTTAGTTTTCTTTTCTCTTATGATTGACATGGCGTACAAAGCTTCAGATTCAACAATTTTTAATGGTTTAAAATAACGAAGTGATCCTCTTGTTGATCCTAATTTTAACATAATAAAATTATACCCTCTCCATTTCTCTACAACTTTTAATTTTCTTTGTTCCTTTTTAGACCACACTCTGACTTGACCATTTAATTGTAATTCACCAATACCAGTGATTACAGTATCTTGAGTTATGAAATAAGTATTTGATATAATCGGTTCATCAATTTTACCTTTAGCATTAAAATATTTAGCTAAAAGTGTAGAAAATTCTAACAAACCAAAATTACTAGGATCTTTGTCTTTTTTATTTACAAGCCTAGACCATTTAACTTTCCAGTTGTTAAAATCTTTTACGTTCTTACCAAGTGTATCTCTTAAAACTTGATCTCTAGATACTTTGTGAACTTTTAATAATTCTTCTAATTTTTCTTTTTGGAACATTTGTTCAAAATTATCAGCTATATCAAACACCATAACACCTCCCTTTATTATTGTCTATTACCATTGTGTTATAGGTATATTATAACAAATATAAATTGCAACATAATATAATTTTATTTATAACAAAGCTTAGTTATGATTCTGAAAGAGATTAAATATCGTAATTTTAAGGTAAAAATTGTTAAATTAGCTAGGAAAGACGCCAAAAAAGACAATATCTGGGGTTACTACGATACAGACAAATCAATCATAGCTATCCAGGAAGATATTAAAAATATCACTTTGCTAGACACTTTACTGCATGAAATAGCACACATGATAGCTCACAAGTCAGAGATTCGTTTAAAGAATCTTGGTGAGGAGGGTGTAGCAAGTTTTATAGGCTCTGAGTTCTCTAAAGTATTTTTACAAAATCCTAAATTAGTAACTTTAATAAAAAGGTGTATTGCTAAATGAAAGCCTTTTTAATTTTAGCACTGCTTACAGCTCAAGGAATAAATTACGAAAAAATTTATATTAAAAATTTTACAGATTGTGATGCAGCATTTGAAAGCAAAGCAACCTGGTATGACAACCCAAAATTCAAAGATGGCAATGGTGAGATTTGGGGTTTTTATATTTACAACAATAAACCAATAGTAGCTTCGTACTGCAAAGACCAGGAGGGTAACTGGTTGCTATGAAGAAGTGTTTATTTTGTAATAAAAAATTTGTAGATTTTTCTGTAAATAAAGTAAAAAAATATTGTAACTATAAATGTAAATCAAAAGGTAGAAGAACACTACCAATAATAATTAAAAAAAAATGTTTAGGTTGTCAGACAGAATTTAATGATAGTAGCTATGCAAAAAACAGGAAGTATTGCAAAAAAAGTTGTTTTGAAAAAACTGATTACCACAAATCAATAAGAAATAAATATTTAAAAATATATAGAAAAAAACCAAAATACATTGAATACATAAAAAAATTAAAAGAGAATGGTACTTTAAGCAAATACTATAAGAAATATTGTAACAGTACAAAATTTATTTTTCATATTGTCAGATACAGAAAGACAGAAAAATTTTTACTTTCACATAGAATTAGACAAGCCAAAAGGAGAGCAGATAAATTAAATGCAATTCCAAAATGGGCAAACTTAGAAAAAATAAAACAAAAATATTTAAATTGTCCAAAAGGCTATCATGTAGATCATTTTGTACCTTTAAAAGGAGAAAATGTTTGTGGATTTCATGTAGCTGAAAACTTGCAATACTTAACCCCAGAAGAAAATAACAAAAAAGGTAATAAATTACTTTTATGATTGAAGTAAAATTAGATTTATATGATTTAATGGCAGCTTCTCAAACAGGCTTGCTTAGAGTTTTTGAGTCATTAAGATTAAAACAAAGTTGGGGTCATAACTATAAAGGCACAGTAAATGACCAGATAGCTA